AGAGCATTCCTAGTCGAAGTTTTTCAGTGGTGCGTAGTGGTTGTACTAGTTGTCGGTGGATGTGCTGGGTTAATTTGGTGGGCTTGGGTAACCAGTGGCCGGTGAAACTCTCATAAGCCACTTCCCTCTGCCTTCGATGCCCTTCCAGACGCACGTTAATGTGATCTTTGAAAGCGGCAGAGGAGAGCAAGTCGAAAAGAAGGCTCAGTCTGGAGAAGCTGGCTCAGTACAGCCAATAGACGAGAATACCCCAGTCGAGAACCTCAAGTTAGTCGATCAACGGTATGCGTATAATCCTGACCCTAACAAGCTGAGAATGCCTGACGGTCAGATAGTAGATTTTGTGGTGGCGTGAATGGCAAAGACTAAAGCAGAGAAGATAGCAGCCGGTAAGAAGCGGCATGGATTTACGGCGGTAAACAAGCCGCGCAGAGGTGGCCCTAAGAAGTTCGAGGTACTGGCTGTAGAGGGTGACACGGTTAAGTACATCACCTTTGGCGACCCTAATATGGAAATCCGTAAGGACAATCCCAAGGCCCGTAAATCATTTAGAGCTAGGCACAAGTGTGACACAGCCAAGAGTAAACTAACCGCCAGATACTGGTCCTGTAAGAAGTGGTGATCTGATGCCAGCTAAGAAGAAAACGAAGAAGGACGCTTGCTACAAAAAGGTAAAAGCAGCCTACACCAAAAACGGCGGCACATGGCCTAGTGCTTACGGGTCAGGAGCTTTGGTTAAATGTAGAAAAGTTGGTGCAAAGAACTGGGGCAAAAAAAGTGGCGGAAAATAGCCTTAAAACTTGGTTCAGTAAAAATGGTGGCAAGGGTTGGGTGGACTGCAAGACAGGTAAACCCTGTGGCCGCAAGTCCAGAACTAAAAGCAAACGGGGCTACCCCGCATGTAGACCTACTATGGCTGAATGTAAGTCTAAGTCTGCCAAGACAGCCGCTAAAAAGAAAACTTCTTCTAAGAAGGTTAATTGGAAACCAAAAGGGAAGAAGAAATGACGGATGAACGCCTCACTAGAATAGAGGACAAATTGGATAAGCTCTCACACGCAGTCGTAACTCTAGCCAGAATGGAAGAGCGTATGATTACTGTGTTTAAGCGTATGGATAATATCGACGATCAGCAAAAGGCTATGTGGGATCGTATTGTGAAACTGGACCAGATTACTGCTTCCAGAGGCCACAAGCTGCAATTCTTTGAGCGCATTTGGTGGATCGTCTTCACGGCATCTATCGGCGCTTGCTTCGTATACATGAGGACTATCGGATGAAGACTGAGAAGGAATACACTGAGAAGCAGTTGAAGTTCTTAGATGCCCTGATGTCTGAGGAATGTAAGGGTAATATCAAGAAGGCTATGAAGGTGGCTGGGTATGCAGACAATACTCATAGCTGCGTAGTTGTATCTGCCTTGAAGAATGAGATTAACGAGAGAGCTTCTATGGTCATGGCTATGAACTCCGCTAAGGCAGCGTGGAGCATGGTAGACGTACTAGACGATCCGGGGGCTATGGGCGCACGTAACTCTATTGCAGCCGCCTCTCAGCTATTGGACCGCACCGGTCTGATTAAGAAAGAACAATTAGAAGTCAAGAACACAGGCGGGGCGATGTTTATTCTGCCACCGAAGAGCGACGATTGAGTATCTGGTTAGATAAACCAAGACCTAACAAGACAGCTAAAATACCCTACGCCTACAAGGAGTCAGAACATGATCCCTTAGTCGTAGTAGCTGACATGGAGAAGGCTGCTCTAGTCGAAGAGGCTATGGACTACTTGGAAGAGGGTCACTCCAGCCGTAAGACCGCTGAGTGGTTAACGTCCAAGACCGGAGATAAGATATCTCATCAAGGTCTGATACACATTTGGAAGTCTCACAGAGGGCCGAAGAGTGATAATCCATCCAAGCGCCTGAAGCAGCTTGCCAAGGACAACCGCAAGCGTAAGCCCAAGACTAAGGAAGAGAAGACCCTAGCAACTGCCAAGCGCAAGCAGTCGGACGCCAAGCGCAGACTGACAATGGCTAAGAAGCAGTTAGAAGAGTTACAGCCCAACGAGGAGTTGGACACTTCCAATCTAGACTTCTCTGTGATTGAGAGCGAGAAGCAGAAGCAGGAAGTAGTCTTCGCACCTAACGAGGGTCCACAGACAGAGTTTCTAGCTGCCTCTGAGCGTGAAGTACTTTATGGTGGTGCAGCCGGTGGCGGCAAGTCGTTTGGCTTACTAGCAGACCCAATGCGCTACTTCAGCAACCCTAACTTCAACGGCCTTATACTACGTCGAACCAATGATGAGTTGAGGGAGCTTATATGGAAGTCTCAGGAGTTATATCCCCGTGCATTCCAAGGAGCTAAGTGGGCTGAGAAGAAGTCACAGTGGACGTTCCCTAGCGGAGCCAAGCTCTGGCTAACGTACTTAGAGAGAGACCAAGACGTTCTACGCTATCAGGGTCAGGCCTTTAGTTACGTGGCCTTCGATGAGCTAACTCAGTACCCTACCCCATTTGCGTGGAACTACATGCGCTCACGGCTTAGGACTACAGACCCTACGCTCCCTATCTACATGAGAGCGACTACCAATCCGGGCGGTAGTGGACACGGCTGGGTAAAGCGTACCTTCATAGACCCTGCCCCAGCTAACTCAAAGTTCGTTGCTAAGGACATAGAGACCGGCGAGGACATGGTCTACCCAGACAGCCATGAGAAGGCGGGAGAGCCACTGTTCTATCGTCGGTTTATACCGGCAAGCCTCAAGGATAACCCCTACCTAATGGATGGCGGTCAGTACGAGGCTAACCTGCTATCTCTCCCTGAGATGCAGCGGCGGCAATTACTAGAAGGAGACTGGGCAGTTGCAGACGGAGCGGCATTCTCAGAGTTTAGGTCAAAGGTTCACGTTATTGAGCCGTATGAAATACCAACTGATTGGCGTAGGTTTCGGTCCTGCGACTACGGATATAGTTCTTATAGCGCTGTTCATTGGTTCGCTATTGATCCAAGCTATAATACATTAGTCTGCTACAGGGAATTATACCTTAGTAAGCACACAGGCAGAGACTTAGCTAGGGCTGTACTAGAGGCAGAAGGCTCTGACCGTATTGACTACGGAGTTCTAGACTCCAGTTGCTGGCATCAGCGGGGCCAACTAGGTCCATCTATAGCTGAAGAGATGATTTCACAGGGTACACGGTGGCGTCCTAGCGATAGAACCAACGGCGCAAGAGTAGCTGGCAAGAACAGGCTGCACGAAGTCCTTAAAGTAGACGAGGACACAGGCATTCCGGGGATACAATTCTTCAATACGTGCCGACAAATCATAGCTGACCTACCCGTCATACCGGCAGACCCTAGAGGATCGGACGATATAGACCCTCGCTACGCATCTGACCACGCATACGACAGTGTCCGGTACGCAGTTATGAGCCGACCTAAAGCATTTTCGCCCTTTGATATGGGCCAAGGCATTCCACAACAAGTCTGGCGACCCGCAGACGCAACATTTGGATACTAAATATGGCATTGATGGACAAACCCCTACCGGAAGACGTTACCGATACGGATATTATTGTACCGCTTGAAGAAGACGGTGACGTAGTAGAGGAAAATATCAATTTTTCTGGTGCAGTGGCCTTCGTAAACAGCCAATACAACCGCTCGAAAGACGCTAGGTATAAGGATGAGGAGCGTTGGCTAGACTCTTATCGTAATTATCGTGGCTTATACTCCAGTGAGGTACAATTTACCGACACAGAGAAGTCAAAAACCTTTGTTAAGATAACAAAAACTAAAGTACTAGCTGCCTACGCACAAGTCGTAGACGTTTTATTCGCTGGATCTAAGTTTCCTATCGGCATTGAGTCCAGACAGTTCCCAAATAACGTAGCTGGAGCTGTTTCTTACAATCCAAATGAGATTACCGACGAAAAAGTTAAGGAAAAGGTAGACGTAGACTACGATGTACCCACCTCAATTGCCCGTCCAGACATTGCCAAGGACTTAGGCATATACAAAGAGCGTTTGGAGCCAATTAAAGACGATTTAGAGGTAGGAGTTAACACATCTCCGGGTTCTATTACATTTGAGCCAGCTAAACGTGCCGCTCAGAAGATGGAAAAGCTTATGCACGATCAGTTGGAAGAGACTGACGCCCCTAAGCACCTACGATCAGTAGCATTTGAGACAACACTCTTTGGAACCGGCGTATTCAAGGGTCCATTTGCTATGGATAAGGAATATCCACGCTGGGATGAGGAAGGTAACTACGATCCGGTGTTTGAAACCATCCCTAAGATGGAATACGTCAGCATTTGGGATTTTTATCCTGATCCAGACGCCCGTAATATGTCTGAGGCTGAGTTTACCGTACAGAGACACCGCCTAAACCGTACACAAATGCGTACACTAAAGAAACGCCCGCACTTCCGCGAAGAAAGCATAGAATTAGCGGTAGAATACGGTGCAGACTACCAACGGGAGTACTGGGAAGACGCATTAGAAGACGATTCAATGTCTTCTACTATGGAGCGTTACGAAGTACTCGAATATTGGGGCATTTTAGACGCAGAACTGGCTGAAGATGCTGATATTGATATACCTAAAGAATTAGCCGATGAAGACGAAATACAGGTCAATATATGGGTATGTAACGGCCAAATACTGCGTCTAGTACTTAATCCGTTTACTCCTACACGTATTCCCTATCTATCCGTACCTTATGAGCTTAATCCATACAGCTTCTTTGGAATCGGCGTAGCTGAGAATATGACAGACACGCAATTGCTTATGAACGGCTTTATGCGGATGGCCGTAGATAACGGCGCTCTATCAGGAAATCTATTGATAGAGGTAGATGAGACTAACTTAGTTCCGGGGCAGGATATGTCTGTGTATCCGGGCAAAGTGTTTCGCAGACAGTCGGGCGCTCCGGGTCAGGCTATCTTTGGTACTAAGTTTCCTAACGTATCTCAAGAGCTACTAATGATGTTCGACAAGAGCCGTCAGCTTGCGGATGAGGCTACCGGTATACCTAGCTATTCACACGGTTCTGGAGCCGTAGGTGGGGTTGGAAGAACTGCCAGCGGTATGTCTATGCTGATGGGAGCAGCCGCTCAGAACATTAAGGCTGTAGTAAGAAATATTGATGACTACTTGCTGTCTCCACTAGGCAAGAGCCTCTTCGCATTCAATATGCAGTTTAACTTCGACAAGGAGTTTATTGGAGACTTAGACGTTAAGGCTCGCGGCACAGAAAGTCTGATGCGGAATGAAGTTCGCAGCCAGAGGCTACTTCAGTTTATGCAGATGACTGCCAATCCATCGATGCAGCCGTTTGTTAAGTATGACTACATCTTGAGAGAGATTGCAGCTTCTATGGACTTGGATGAGGACAAGATACTCAACGATCCGCGTGAGGCAGCTATCCAACAGAAGATGATGGCAGAGATCCAACAATTAATGCCTCAACCTCCAGTTCCACCGCAAGGGGCAGCACCAGAAGGTGGGCCACCCTCGCCCAATGATCCTACTGGCAATGGCGGCGGTAACATAGGCGCTGGAGCAGCCCCTGAGCCAGACGCAGCCGGTTTCACAGGCGGCGGCGGGGGAGCTAACGGTGGTAATGCACCACAACCTCAACAAGCTCCTCAGCAAGCGCCGCAGGGTCCAGTACAGTGATGGATAAGCAGTTCTTCAAGGGTCTCCTACCCTTGGTCAATGACAAGGATCAGTACGCCTCTCTGAAGGACTACGCCAATGCACGTATCTGGCATTACCACGGGCTTCTGGAAACCACTAAGGACCACCACCGTATGCTGGAAATTCAAGGTGCTATCGCTGAATTAAAGCGGATCGAAACTCTTCGGGATGAAGTAATTAAGGGAGCCGAATAATGGGTTTATTCGAGAGCATATTTGGCGGTGATGAGGTCTCGAAAGAAACTGATACTATGTTTGGCTTCACCGAAGAAGGTGCATCACAGGAAGCAGAAAATCTTGCAGTAGACGTTCCAGAAATTACTTGGAAAGACGTAGGCAACGTAGCCTTAGACTTTACCCCTATCATAGGAGACATCAAGGGCGGTTATGAGACCGTACAGATGATTGGTGAGGAGCTAGAGCAGGAAAACCCCAACTACTATCTGATAGGCGCTATGGGCGGTCTAGGGGCAGTCGGTACTGTATTGGGTTTAATTCCGGGGGCTGGTGACGCTGCACAGAAAGCTATTATGCGTGGCGCTGAAATGATGGCTGAGAAAGCCAACAAAGTTGTGGACGCTATGCCTGAATATGACCCCAACACAGTAGGCATGAATATGGGCAATGTTTCATTTAAGCCTAAAGATTCTAAAGATGAAACTGTACCTGCCACCGTAACCCAACAAACAGACTCTGCCTTTGATCTTCCCACTCCCACTACTCCTAGAGAAGGTCCACCGGAACCCTACGTCATGGACGGCGCTAAAATAGCCGCTGAGTTAGATAACACTGTTTCGGCACAAGAGGTTGCTACAGGAGTTAAAAAGCCATCAGGAGCTAAATTTAGTGGTCTTACCGCACAGCAATCTACATTGCTTCCAAATCATTATAGCGAAGGACTAAAATCTACTCAGACTATTAAGCCAGTCAAAATTAATTGGGAAGCTTTAGAAGGTAAAACTGTATTCAGTGTAGTAGGAGACCCTACCTCTGCAAATACGGTCACTAAGGTACAAGGTGATAAGCTTATTACTCCGGTTGAATCTCAGGCTGGTGTAGAGTTCATGGATAAGCAAGACTACGGCTATGCCTCTGCACAACAAGCAATGGCTTCTACTCATAATGAAATTGTAAGGGCAATGGATGAAGACGGCGCTGATCCTCTTCTCATGTACTTACAAATGGCAGAAGTCTCTGGAGATTTTGCGGATCATACAGGAATGCTCATAGGAGAGCTATTTAAGCAAGCACGTATTTCTTCAAATGCAGTACCCGCCATTGATGAGCATATTAGAAAAATAGGTATGGACAAAGTAGTACCCAAGCTCGACAGCAACGGCGAAAAAATTTGGGATGCTAAAAACAAAACATGGAAGACTAAAACTGAACGAATTAGACCTTTTACGGACTTTAAATCAGTAGCCGACCCTTTGTATATGGCTAGATATATTTCAGAACTTCCTACAGGAAGCCTTAGAGCAGGTCTTATCAAAGGATTAGACAGACACGGCCTTCAACAGAAAGGTGTTCCAAATGTAGGAGATGTAAGGCTGGCCCTTATGAACCCTGATTTGTTTGGCAAAGATTGGCTCAGTGCAGGAGAGCGTCTTATTATACCTGACATGGAGAGGGGTCTCTTCCCTACTCCAGAAGGATTACACAACACTTACGACACTACTATCGGCAAAGTAGGCCAATCTATGAAGGTAGATAGTGACGGCATACCTATGAACCTTATTCTTCAAGATATGTCTGAAGCTCAAAGAGCTAAAGGAACCGGCGGTAGATTAATACCCACTTCCGCGGACTACAAAGTAGCCGAGGCAAGTCCTCGACGATCTCAACAACTGGTTGATGATAGAATACTAGAATTAGCTATGTCCTTTGAGGAAATGTCCGAAAAGTATGGCAGGGGTGCTGCATTAAGTTTTGCACAAGATTTACTTCTTAATGAGAAAATTACTAGCGAAACTATTAAGGCCGCGAAAAAGGCTAATGCTAAACCTTGGGTTCTTTCTTTGATGGCAGGGGTAATGGCAACTCAAGCCATTATGGAAGGCGAAGATGGATTAATGTCGCCTACCGAAGAGGAAATTTAATGAGCGAACAAGCTGAATACGAGAAGTACTTAGGTGACCTCTATGAGATGGAGCAGAAGTACTTACGGGAACGCTACCCAGAAGACTTTGTTAAGCAAGACAGGTTAGACGCTTTAGAGGACGCCAGAGAAGACGCCGCGCCTTCCGCAAGGGATTGGGCAAAGCTTCTTCTACAGGGCGTTATGGTTGGCGGTCATAAGCTAGGACTTGATGTCGGACCTTGGTGGGAAGCTGCTAAGGGTACAGGCTTTGCATTAGGCGGCGTAGCTACCGCCACTAAAGGAATTACCACACAAGAGGGAAAAGACATGGCAGCTAAGAAATTTCAAAGGGATGACGCTAAGGCAGACACCAACGAAGACGGCGAACTATCTACCCGTGAGAAGGAAGTGGCCGAAGCTGTACAGAAAAACGAACTTGTAGAGATGTACCACGGCGGCATGGCTTGCGGCTGCGAAGGAGACTGCGAGGGAGATTGTGGCGGCGGTATGATGGACGGCATCATGGGCTATGACGAAGTCTCTGGTAATCCTATTCCTATTGGTTCTCACGCAGAGAATGTACGAGATGATATAGACGCAAAGCTGAGTACAGACGAATACGTCTTACCGGCTCACGTAGTTAAGTGGCACGGGCTGAAGCACATTCAGATGATGCAGTCCGAAGCAGAGATGGGTCTGATGTCTATGCAGATGACTGGCCTGATCCAACACGCAGAAATGTCTGACGCTGAAGTAGTGGAAGACGAAGAAATCGATGAATCCGAAGAGGATGTCGATATTGAGGTAGCTACCGTTGAGGTGGATGACCTTCTTGATGACGAAGAGGCCTACGAAGAGGAAGCCTCATCAACATCTAAACTCCCCGGAATGCTTAAAAAACAGAAATACGCATTCGCAATTTAATATGGATACCCGAATATTATCGGACCCAAAGGAAACATTATGCAGAAGCAAAAGTATAGTCGCACACCTGAAGCGGAAGATGAATTAACATACAGCCAAGAGATGGCACAACAGCAACCTACTGAGCAATTGAATGCTGAAGAGGAAAGCTACAAGAAACGCTATCAGGACATACAACGTCATATTCAGACGGTGCGTGATCAGAAGGATCAAGAATTATCCGCAGTTAAAAAGCAGCTAGATGATGCCACCCGCAAGCAGATACGCTTCCCTAAGACTGATGAGGAAGTAGAGGCATGGTCTAACCGATACCCAGATGTTGCTAAAATAGTCGATACCATTGCTCGTAAGCGAGCTAACGAAGCCTTACAGCAAGGTGAGCAGCGTCTTAAAAAGGTAGAGAACTTTGAGAAGTCTCTCCACCGCCAAACCGCAGAGCAACAGCTTATGCAACTACATCCTGACTTTGCTCAGATCCGGTCTGATCCTAAGTTCCATGAGTGGGTAGCTCTACAGCCGTCTGCCATGCAGGACAGCGTATATAAGAACAATACTGACGCTACTTGGGCCTCACGTACAATTGATCTGTACAAGGCCGATACCGGTAAGCGGCGATCTACTAAGTCGGCTGCTCAGGCTGTTGGACGTACATCGTCCTCTGCACCAGCTACCGGCGGTAAAGCTACCTTCTCTGAAAGCATGGTACAGGCAATGTCTGACCGCGAGTACGAGGCCAATGAAGAAGCTATTAATGCGTCTATCTCCTCTGGAACATTCGCATACGACATTTCTGGCGCTGCCAGATAAAAAAAGCCGTAGGCTTGGGTTGACAACTAAGCCACTTAACTATAGCCTACGGCTGCGCCCTTGGGGGTGCAGTACCATAGTAATTAACTATTGTAATAACTACGTCAATGTGTTATAATGAAACCATTGATTTCATAGATGTAGGACACTCTTAGTAGTATACCCCGCATCTCCCTCCCAGATAATAGATACAAAGTCCACCAGTGCGTTAGACCCGCTATTAGCGATACTCTAATCAAGCTGACACTGTTGTTTAATTGTCTGATCTAGCTGCTTCTAGAATTATTTAATCATTTTATTAATCACACAATTACGTGTGCCTAGAAGTTTATTTTAAGCCATTTCATACAAGGATTTTAAAGCAATGGCATTTCCAAAGGCATCAGGTTATACTAACCTTAATTCGGGCAATTTCAGCCCAGTAATTTACTCAAAAAAGGTCCAGAAGGCGCTACGCAAGGCGTCTGTAGTAGAGTCAGTAACTAACACTGACTACGCTGGAGAAATCGCTAACTTCGGTGACTCTGTAAAGATTATTAAAGAACCAGATATCACTATCACTACATATGAGCGTGGTACGACACTGGCTACTCAGGATCTTACAGACGCTGACTTCACTATGGTTGTTGATCAAGCTAACTACTTTCAGTTTGCTATCGACGATATCGAGGAGGCTCATTCGCATGTCTCATTCGGTGATCTCGCAAGTGACCGTGCTGGATACAAACTGCGTGATACATTTGACGCAGAAGTACTTGGCTACCTAGCAGGTTGGAAGACACCATCCTCATGGGCGCGCCGTTCAGCATCTGGCGATATTAACGGTACTAAAGCCGATACTAACGCTGGCAATGATGAAATGTTGGCTGCTAACAAGCTGGACATTACAACATTCGGTGGCAGCGATATTGGCGGCACGGGTGAAGTTACTTCTATCCCAATCGCCGCTGGTGGTGGTGCTGGTGGTATCACTTCTCCATTGGCAATCTTAAACCGTATCGCACGGCAGATGGATCAGGCTAATGTAGACACCGATGGACGGTGGGTAGTAATCGATCCGGTATTTGCAGAAGTACTGATGGATGAGTCTAGTAAGCTTATTAACGCTGACTTCGGTGGCGGCGATGAGTTGCGTAACGGACGCTTGCCCGGAACACTTCGGGGTTTCTCAATCTACAAGTCTAACAACCTTCCATACTTAGGTACGGGTGCTGGAGCCGCCGCTGCTGCGGGTTCTGAAGCCAACTTCGGTGTGATGGTTGCTGGTCACGCATCTGCGGTAGCTACGGCTCAACAGATTGCTAAGACTGAGACTTTCCGTTC